GTTTGGGAAATCATAAAGATTTAAATAACAAAAGAGTTAAATAAGTAGTATGACAAAGAGATACCCCAATATGAGCGATGAACAATACTCTGATTGGAAGTATAAATTATCTATGGCTCATAAAAATAAACCCGCTTGGAACAAGGGTAAACATCTTACTGCTCAGCATAAACAAAATTTAAGTAAGTCGCATTTAGGATATGTAATGCCTGAAGAGCAAAAAGAAAAAATAAGCCGTAGTTGTTCTAAAACGTGGAATTTGCCAGAAATGAAAGAAAAAAATAGACAAATTCAATTAAAGAAATTTAAAGACGGAACTCATAATCTTATAGAAATTATTAAAATTCGACAGGCTAATGCTAGGATTGATTGTTATGATTTAAAAAAGTCAGAATGGAAAAAATTGAGAGAAAATATAAAGAAAAGAGATAATTATACATGTCAATCTTGTGGTTGTGATTTACACCAAAGAAAAAGCAACTGCCATCATATTGTCCCATATTCAATTAGCCATGATAACTCTCCTGAAAATCTTACAACTTTATGTATCCCGTGTCATGCTTCAATTGAATTCTATCTAAAAAAGGCACTACTGCGTGTCGGAGGTGAAGAGGTTGAAACAGGATGATGGAATTTCTCCAAAAATCAAGAAAGAAATATCAAGATTAAGAAGCGAAGTTAGAAAATTACAGGAAACTAGAAAAGATGTGAACGTATTCTCTGGCTTTGCAACTGGCAATTATTGGACTGCTACAGGGATGCCTTGGGCAGATTCAGATGGGAGAAAAGCTGTTCTGACAGAATATTTCTGGCAGCCAATACGTGGGCAACCCCGTCGGCGTTGATACAAATGAGTTGAGACAATTTTCACAGGATTTCTGGGTGTCTGCATGCGTTAAAACATTGATGGATGAAATTGCGTCTTTGGATTGGGATATAATTCCTAAAGATGAATATAAATATGAGTGGGTTGCCAAAGCGATTAAAGAAGTGAAAGAGTTTTTAATGTATCCCAATAAAAACAGAGAACCTTTTTCTTATTTAATTAGGGCTTTAGTCAAGGATATATTAGAGATTGATGCAGGTGTTATTGTTAAAGTATTTGATGTTAATTCTTATGACTTTGATAACATTGAGCCTAAATCTGGAGCTCCTATGTTGAAACCTAAAGGACAAAGGAGACTAACAGAATTATATGTTAGAGACGGTGCTTGTCTGAAGTTTGGTAGTATGATAGAAACAGATTTAGGATTTATCCCAATAGGCAAGATAGTCAATGACCAAATCAAATGTAATGTAAAATCATTCAATAGAGACACAGGACAAATAGAATGGAAGCCGATAACAAATTGGTATAGCAATGGGATTTCTACAGATTGGATAACAATAAAAGCAAAGACAAATAAAAAATTCAGAAGTCTTACTTGCACGCCAAACCATAATATTTATACTGAAGCAGGGTATGTCCCAGCAAATAATCTTAATGTAGGAGACAAAATTTATACACAGCAAGAGAAGTTAAGCCCAGACCAGCATCAAATTATACTTGGAAGTTTATTAGGAGATGCAAGTCTTTCTTGTGGCGGGAGTGAATATTCTAAATATAAATTATCAGAGACTCATTGCGTTAAGCAACGTGATTATCTTATGTGGAAAGCAGATATGTTAAGCCCACTTGGAATCAATATTGATAATTTCTTATCTTCTTATGGAAAAGGCTATGAGCCAACAGAAAAAGTGAGAATATCAACAAGAGCAAATATTATCTTTGAAGATTATTATTATCTGAAATACCCAAATCTTACTACCGAGATAGTTAATGATTTAAATGAAATAGGGCTCGCAGTATGGATACAAGATGATGGGAATTTCAATAAAGGAGCATATTCAATATCCTGTGGTAATGTGGCATTTGAAACACTCATTAAAATTGCAAAAAAATTAGAAAATAAATTTAAGATTAATTTTAAAGTAAGGAAAGGCACAAGAGAAAATCTGATTGAAGTTGGTAGAGCTGAAGGACAAAAATTAAAAGAATTAATTAAACCATATATTCATCCATCAATGTCTTATAAAGTAAATGGAGAAAAGTGTGGTCAAAAATTGGATAAATTGAGCAAAGAAACAACAACTGAAATAATAGAAACAGAGATATACAAAAAATCTGCCTTTCAGTATTATGATGCGAGGTATGATATTGAAGTAGCAGACAATCATAACTTTTTTGCACAAGGAATACTTGTTAGCAATAGTTTTCTTAAAGAGATTGATAAGTTTGGATTTGAACATGGTTTTTGGCAATATTGCATGACTAAAGAAAATATTATAGATACGCAATCTGGCTTTAAAAATGCAGATGAGATTACTACAACCGATTTTGTTTTAGGGAATGATGGTAAATATCACAAAGTCTTAGATAATTATAAAAGAGAGTATAGTGGTGAGTTTGTAACCATTAAAGCACAAGGCTTGCCCGAAATAACATGCACAAAAGAGCATCCTTTTTTAGTCAAAACTGAATACGGAACTGAATGGATAGAGGCTGGAGAACTGAGTGAAAACAATATGCTCATATCTCAAACACCAATAGATACTCATGATATAGAATGGATTGAAGTGTATGATAGGAGCAGTAAAGAGTTTTATTGGAAAACAATGTATAATGAAGCTATTAAATTATATGCTGAAGGGTTATTGCCTTGGCAGATTGCAGATGTTTTGCATATTAAGAGATACGGTAAACGCCAACCAATGATTAGAAAATGGGTTGTCGGAAAAGTGTTGCCTAAATGTTATAATATCCCAGATAAAATTAAGGTAGATAATGATTTTTTAGAACTTGCAGGGTGGTTTCTTGCTGAAGGGTGCGTTATCAAAGGAAGTGTTATTGATTTCACACTTTCAATATTAGAAACAGAGTATGCAGATAGGATTTCTCAGCTTATGTATAATATCTTTGGGTTATCAAGCTCAAAAGTCCAGCAGGATAATGCAATACATATTAGATTTTTTAGTAAAGTAGTATCAGCATTTTTTACAAGGCATTTCGGAAAAGGAGCGAGATACAAAAAAATCCCGCAATGGATTATGAGGTTACCTCAAGAAAAGCAGTCTTGCTTGCTTGATAGTTTTAATAAGGGAGATGGATATCAGAGCAATAAGCAATTAGGATTTGTAACTGCTAGCAGAAATCTTGCTTGGCAATTAAGAACTTTGCTTATGAGACAAGGAGCGTATAGTAGCATTTCTTTTGTAAAGGGAAAAGAACATGAATTTAAAGGAAGAATCATTAAAAGTAATGGATTCTGGACACTTACAATCAAAGCACAAGAATATCTTGATAAACTATCTTTCAACACAATTCATAAGCTACAAGGGCGTGGGGGTTTAGTCCAGTTGATGGAATCGCAGTTTCTTGTCCCTATACAAAAAATTACCAAAAAATTAAGAACAGATACTGTGTATAATATTCATGTTGCAGATGTTCATTGTTTCACCGCAAACGGGGTTATAACTCACAACTCTTATCAGATTCCTGCTCATCCAATGTGGTTTAATAGGGATGAGATTGTTTATATTCAAGAGCATTCTAGGAGTATGAGCTGTTATGGTTACGCAAGAACGCAAAGTATATTAGACATTGTTAAATCATTGCACTATTCTACTTTATACAATAAACGGTTCTTTGAGGAAACGCCTATCCCTGATGGTGCGTTGTCTTTATTAGATACTAATGAGACCGAGATGCGTTCTTTTATGAGTTATTGGAATAATGAGTTTAAAGCCCAACCTCATAAAGTGGCTATCATGAATAAAGACATAAAATGGCAACCATTTGCAGTAAGCCAGAGAGAGCTTGAATTCTTAGACACTCAAAAATGGTATTTCAATATGGTAATTTCGGCGTTTGGATTGTCTCCGAGCGAGTTAGGAGTAACAGATAATTTGAATAGAGCAACAAGTGCAACCCAATCAGAATTAGTTAAAAGAAAAGGCGTAAGACCATTTTTAAGATTATTAGAAGATTTTATCAATAAAGGCGTCATTAGCGAGTTTGGGTATGATGGAATCCAATTCCAGTTTATATATGATGACCCTGCGGAAAAGAATGAAAGACTTGCAAATTGGAATCTTGAGCTTACTATGGGCGTTAAGACTATTAATGAAGTTAGGAATGAGATGGGTTTGGAGCCTATTGAAGGCGGAGACGTATCAAATAATATGCGTTCTTTGTTTGGAGGTTCTAATTATAGCATACAACCAAATACCAATCAAGAAGATAAAAGACAAAATGATACTGAGCAAAGAGAATCTCAAGATTATCCCGAAGTATTACATAGAGAAGAGAGCAAGAATGAGAAAAATGCACCTTTGAACTTCGAGAAGCCCGGCATGGGCAGGAGTGATGAGTGGTGGGATATTTATCACGCACTTATCGAGCAAGGGCATTCAAAAGAAAGTGCTGCAAGAATAGCTTCGAGCAAAATAAAAAAGAGCACAGATACTTTTGAATTCAAAAATGATGGCGATGCTAAAGAAATTCTAAGGAGTAGTATAGCTAGTGAGTTATCTGCTATTTCTTTGTATGAAAATCTAGCCAACAAAACAAATGATACAGAGCTTAAAACCATATTATTAGATATTGCTCAAGAAGAAAAGGTGCACGTTGGCGAGTTTCAAATGTTATTAGATAAATTGGACTCTGAGAATGAAGAATCAAGAGCTGAAGGAGAGAGAGAAGCTGAACAAGTAGTGAAAGGGTTATATGACGGACAGTATTATTTCAATCAACCCATTAGCCAACCAATGAAACCTTCTGGAGCAATGTATCAACCTCAAAACCAAAGAATAGGACTAAGAGATGGGACTGGACCTTTCAGGAACAACCCAGATTGCCCTAATAATCTAATCAATTGCCCTATATGTGGGATGCCTACACTAACAGCTTTAGAGTCTGAAGAAAACCTTGAAGATGATTTAAGATGTTCTAGTTGTGGAGCAAGATTCAGAAAGCAAGACTTATTAAACGCTCCAATGATGGAAGAAATGACTAATATTCTAAACACTAATCTAGCTACAAAGAGTCTTGAGAAAGTTGCAGATGACAAGATGACCATAAAAGAGTTTTGTGGGTTTGATGTGCATAAATCTTTGCCTTGGGCTTCTGAATATGCAAGCACTCCGAAATACTTTAAACTACTTTCTAAGTATTTGAGCGATTTAAGCGAGACAGATATAAAGAGCATCATAGAAATACTTAAAGATGACTTGACTGGTAATTTTCATATATTCGATATTGCTCAACACATTAATGAAGTGATTAATGACTACACCAGAGCACAACTGATTGCGAGAACTGAGGTAATTAGGATTGCAAATGAGGGACATCTGGGTATGATGGAAGCCAAAGGAACTAAATATGTTAAATGGATTGCAGCACCAGAAGATGGGCGATTGTGTAAACTATGCAAAGAGAAAGATGGCAAGATTTTTACAGTTGCTGAGGCTCACGGAATGATTCCCTTGCATCCCCGTTGCAGATGTGGTTTCACAGAGGTGGAAGATTATTAAAGGAAAATATGTTTATAGTAGTTGCACTATTGATAAATATGGGAGGTTTATAGCAAATGAAACTAATAATACCAAGATTGATTGATGTTGGTGAAGTAATTACAATTGATAAAAAGCAATACAAAGTAATAGACTATAAAATTGATTCGGACAAAGACCGAGAATATATTTTAGAGCTAGTAAAATGAGGTGCCCTTTTTGCGATGAAGTAACACCTAATGATTCTGAATATAAACAGCAGTATATCAGATGCCAAGAATGTAAATGCGTGATTCGATTATGGTAATCAGTAAATTTAATAAACTCAGGAAATATAAAGAGCCTATACCAGTTACTGAGATGACAACATCAATTGCCTACCATAAGCAGAACAATATGAAGCCAATCCCAGTTGAACAACAATACCATATATATATTTTAGAGGAATTAAAAGCAATACATAACTTGTTAAAAGAGAGGTTATAAAAAAGAGGATGGAAAGCAGGGAAAATCTAAATAAGTTGGTAATCCTGACCCTGCAAAAGACTGAAATTGAATTGAAAGCCAGACAGATATATGAGTTCATTAGATACAATCAACCAGACATATTAAGAGAAGAAAAAGTAAGAGGTTTTAGGTCTTTTGTGAAGATTATAAACTCATTTAGCGATGTTAAGGCTATTGGCACAGGCGTTAAAAAATATATTGTTGAGAAATAGATAACACTCTCATTGCAAGATATTTTTGAGATGTTGGTTCAAATATAGTTAATCATAAAGCTTTAAATAACAAAAATATTATATTCTTTAATCTATGAATGACTTTAATATAGTAATCCCTCTAAAAAAAGGTATTTCTAGTGATAGATTGACAGGAATAGCCTCAACTACTTCTATTGATAGGGATGAAGAGCGAATGTCTTCTAAAGCTCTTAAAATGATGGTTTCAGATATTAAAACAGTAGGTGTTAATCTATTTGGTAATCATGAGCATAATTGGGAGAACACATTAGGCGTAATCAAAGAAGCATCTTTAGTGGGTGATTCGGTAGAGGTGGAGATAACGCTTGATGACCCTGCAACTAATCCAAAGATTCCTATGCTTTTGAATAAACTCAATAAAGGTATTAAACTAGGATTGAGCGTGGGTGGTAATGTTACTAATTATGTTTGGGAGTATGATGCAGGTCTAAAAAAGAAAGTAAAAGTATTAGATGAAGTTAAGATTTATGAGGTTTCGGTTGTGGGCATTCCTAGTAATGCAGATTCTTTTATTTCAATCCCGCAGGCGATTGCTAAGTCTGCAAAGAATTTGAAACCTACAAATTGCCCAAATTGTTTTTCAAAGAATATAAAGAACGGAGTGTGTCAGATATGCCTTACCAAGATTTGAACATTAAACAAAAAGTAAAGGTCGGTGAAAAATACGGTCAGATAGTTGAATGCGGAGACAAGTATAAAGTAAAATTTGATGATGGCTCTTTTGGGTTTTATGATGGTAATGAAGTAACGCCTATTGTATTAGACACAGAATCTAAGGGCTATAAACGGTTTATGCGTATGAAATCAGAAGCTCAGCTCAAACAAGATGAAGTCTTTATGCAACCCACTGCACAAGGGACAGACCCACTTGCCCAGCCCATAAATAGTGAAGGAGTTGGCATTGGTGAGAACCATTCTGTATTGGGTAAAGAAGCATCTGTTGATAGATTTACTATAAAAAATGGTGAGATTGAAATGGCAAAAAAGAAAGTTATTGATGAGGAGATTGAAGCTCCTGAAGAATCTGAGGAAGAGGAAGAAAAGAAAAAAATGAAGAAAGAGGAAGAAGAGAAGCCTGAAGATGAAGTAGAAAAGGAATCCTCTGAAGAAGAACAAGAAGATGACAAAGATGACAAGGAAGAAGTAGAGAAAGAAGAAGAAGATGAAGATGAAGAAGATGAAGAAGAGAAGAAAAAGAAACTAAAGAAAGGAGAGGAATCAGGAGAAAACCCAGAAGAAGACACTGCTTCAGCTACTGATGACAACTCAACAATAACGCCTAATCTAAGTGTGCCAAGCCAATCACAGGATGTTTTTGTGCCACCTTCTGATGTAGATGGCAAGAGAGAACAAGAGACCCCAATGGGCAAATCAGTTAATCCTGATTTGATGAAAAGCCCCTTGTTTGTGAGCCTATCAAGTCAAATTGATGGGATAAGAGATGCAGTCAGCAAGAAAGTTGATGCATTGGAAAAGTCTGTTAATGATAGACTAAATAATGTGTTAAAGGATATGGCAAAGGTCGAGAAATTCTATAAACAGAGTTTCTATAAAGCAATAGATGAGAATGTTGCACCTGAAGGTATCCAGCAATTACCGCTTTCTAAACAAATAGAAGCTGGTAAAATCAGATTTAGAAATAAATAAGAGGGATAGAAGATGACAAAACTAGATTTTGCAAAAGCCTATGTAGGTAGTGCAGGGCTCCCAGAGGACATGGTATTATCCGATGGTATGAGTAACTATGATGTAAGAAAATCAATCGCAGAAGAAGTGATAGAAGGAGGGTTTACTATTAGAAAAGCCCTTACAACTACGCTTTCTACATATTCGGCAGGAACATTGCCTGTCTTGATTCCAGTATATGTAGACCCTGAGATTGTTGATTTAACAAGGAGAGCAACGCCATTAGTTGAGCTTATTCCTAGAGTAACTAACTATGGTAAGACTGCAGATTATAACCAACTAACCAAAATATCAACAGCACAAGCTCTTGGTGAAGATGCGTCTCTAACAGAGCAGAATGACAGCTATACCCGAAGAAGTGTAGCAATTAAATATCTATATTCTGTTGGTAGAGTAACTGGACCAATGTTTGCAGCGAGCAAGCAATATCTTGCAAGTGGTGGTTATGTAGATGCCTTGTCTTTAGAAGTTAAGAACAAAACGCTTGCTTTAAAGAGACTAGAAGAAGCGATGATTTTATTGGGCGACTCCAAAACTGATTGGACAGAGCCAGTTAATAGCACTTCTATTTTAGCTGCGAACTCATTTGATGGATTGTGGAACTACATATCAGACAACAACTCTTGCACGCTAGGCGGTAGTGCTAGTTATACAACTGATTTAGCAGGAGCAAGCCTTTCAATAGCTAACATAAGAACAGGTATAAGAACTGCAAGAACTGCTGGTGGAGAGCCTAATTTAATTGTTTGCGATTATGCAACTTATGACCACATCAAGTCACTGATACAGGACCAATTAAGGTATGTCTCAACCCAGACAATTGCGTGGGGGATTACAACCGTTTCATTTGAAGGAATCCCAATCATAGCAAGCAGGTTCTTAGATGTTGATGCAGGAACAGGCTCAGGAGTGCCTGGAGATGCAAGGAGTCTCTTTATACTCGATACTAATGTGATTGAGATGAGAGTGCTTCAAGACGTATCTTATGAAGAGCTAGCAAAGACAAATGACTCTGTTAAATTCATGGTAAAATGCTATGAAACGCTAGTTGTAAAAGCTCCACAGTTTAATCATATTATATATGATATAGGAGCGTAAGGAGGTAGAAAAAAATGACCGCAATAACACAAGGAACGGATTATGAAGTAATTGATGCTGGCGTAGGTGGAATGGCTATAAAGACTCTCTTGGTTAGAACAATCAACACAGTAGATGCCACCAATACCCTTACTGTTACCTTAGCTAATTATGGTATTGCACCAACAGGGCTTATTGGCGTGATTGGATTTAAGCATACTACGGATAACTCTGTAATGGTTCAGGAACAGCCAACCACAGCAGTATCATCTGGTGTTTTAACTATTACTGTGCCCGCTGGAACAGATGATGACTCAAGGTTCTATCTTATTTTTGGGATAGCTAATAAATCCGCAGCAGCATCAAGCCTGTAAACAATTGATTTTTTTTTATTTTTTTATTAATTTCCAGTGTTGTTAGTCACTTTAAAAACTAGACCTGCAATACGGCAGGAGAAAAAGAATGGAGGAAAACTAAAATGGCATTAGGATTAAGAGGAAGTGTGGGCGTTGCAGCACCACCTTATACATCGGGGCCATATTTATGGGACCAAGCATTAGGATTTGGAGGTAGTATAAGCTCAGGGGTTATAACGGGCTCATCAACAACTGCTGTATCAACTTCAACTGCTAATACAAGACTATTTAATGTATATTTGAACTCAACAGCAACATCTGGTGATGCAAGAGCTGAATATGCAAGACTTTGGATTTCTGGTGCAGCAGGAGGTGGAGAAGCATTAAGGGCTTTCACTACAATCAATGGTGTAGCAGGAGGCACTGCTCACGGTGCTCATATCTCTTTAAACTTTGTAAGCACAAGTGGTTCTGGCTCATTAAGTGGACTTGGAGTTGCTATGAGAGGAACATTGCATATCCCTAATGATGCGAGTTTCACAAGCGGGACTTTGGCGGCAATAATGGCAGAGATATATGCGGATGGAAGTTCATCTGATACTGGTGGATGCACAGAAGTCTCTTTTTTAAGAGTAGTTAATGGTGGAGATGCAACAGGTGGTGCTGATACTGATGATGATGCTTTCCTAATTTCGGCACAAGGATTCACTGTGGGTGCAGGAAATCTCTTCGCAGCTAAAACAAGTGCCGCAGTATCACACACAGCCCGAATTAAGATAGGTGATACAACCTATTACTTAATGTTAAGCGATACACAATAAATATATTTAATTTTTTTATTTTTTTTTTCAGATTATGCCAAGAGGTAAAAAATGAAACAAATCAAAATTCATAGCTGGAAGGCAAAGACACCAGATAACAAAGAGATAGAAGAGAACACTCTAAGTATGTTTTCAATTATACTCTCTAATAAGAAACCAGAAGAGCTTCCTAGAGGGTTGGATATGTTTAGGTTATTTTCAAGACTCGCAACTGCTTTTGACAATGCTGAAAAAGATAAACTTCTTGTCTTAGAAGATTCAGATTACTTATTTTTAAAGAAATTACTTGAATCAGATTTGCTTTCAACGTGGGGTATGAATCAAGACATTGTTAAAGCAGTTGATTTGTTCATGAACGCTAAATAATTAAATGGAGGATAAAAATGCCAAAAAAGAAAGAAATTAAAAATAAATTAATTATTAAACCTGCGGTTGAAAAAACAGCGACTAATACAGTATCAATTTCTTTAGAATTTGCAGAGTTGCCAATACTACAAAAGATACTTGAAATTGCAAAATCTGGAATTCCCGATTCGAGTATAGTGTTGCTTGCAGATAAAATAAAAGCACAACTAAACAGAGGGAAATAAAATGGCAATCACACCCACAATAGCAGTTTATGACTTGGATATTCAAGACCCTGATACTGATGCTGCAGCACTAAAGGTATGGGAAGACTCTTTGACCATTACAACTTTTTATGGTTGGAGCATGGCACCGATATCTAACAGCAAGATGAGATACACAATAGTTTATGAATGATGAAAAAGTTAAACTTTGAAAATGGCGAAGCTAGAGGAATTAAAAGTAATGGAGCAACCCACAGAAACTCCAAACGCAATAAAAACAAAAAGAAACCAAGTAAAATCAGAGCAGTATTTCAAAAATTACTTGAATTCAAATAGCACAATGGTTATGTAGATGAAAGACAAGATATACACTGAAAAAGAAGCGTATGCATTACTATACCATGAGCAAAAGGCTTTATTAGACTTGAGAGG